ACCACTTTTGCTTGCGCTACACGCCCATATTTCCCGGTCGGCGTCGCAAGCCAAAGTGGTCGTCGTCAACTCCAAGGGGGAACGCCGGGACGACCATCCCATAAATGAACTTTTGCGGAACCCGTCGACCGACCACAGTTGGGACGCCATGTTATCCGCTTGGCTTATGGACCTGATGGTCGGCGGCAACGGGTACGCGAATATGATTCCGACCAAGTTGGCGAATGTCCCCGGCGCTTTCCAATACTTGCCGATGGCGTACACGTCGCCGATTTCGCTGGACCCGACGCACGTTGCGTTGACGACGCATTACGAATATCGAAGCCCGAACGGGAAGAAGTATCAAATTCCCGCCGTCCAGGTTTTGCATCCGAAGTTGGGAATTGACCCGCAAGACCAATCCCGGGGCATATCGCCGCTTTCGTCCATGATTCGCGAAGTGGCCGGCGACAACTTGGTCGCCCGGTTCAACGCCCCAACACTTATAAACTTGGGGCCGGCCGCCGTATCGATGACGCCCGAAGGGGATTCATGGAACCTGGACCCGGCCAGTTGGGAAGATGCGGTCGACCAACTCACGCGGCAAATGACCGGGGACGCGGCCGGCGGAATCATTGCGCCCAACTTCCCGGCGAAAATTCAAAATATCGGCACGTCGCCGGACGATATGGGAATCGAAGTCATGGGGGCGATTTTCGTTTCGCGGATTTGCGCCGCGTTCGGGGCTGACCCGATGGCGCTTGGCATGGCGTCGGCCAACAAGACGTATGCCAACCTTGGCGAAGCAATAGACGCAACTTGGCATAATTGCACTTTGCCGCTACTGATGGTCATTGTGAAGGCCATTGAAAAATCGGTCCTTCATGGCGCATACGGGGACTATGATTTGTCGTTGGAGTTGGACACGTCCGGCGTTGTTGCGCTGATGGATGACACTGACCAAAAGACCAAGACCACCGGGGGCGCCTACCAATCGGGCGTGATTACCCGCGCCGAGGCGCGGCGGGCGCTAGGGTACGACGCCACGCCGGATGACGAAATTTATTACCATGATGCAATCATGGGCGAACCCAAGGCGGCGGAGGTGGCGGCGGTCAAGAAGGCGGCGCGACTGGCCAAGGACCGGCGCGCGCGAATGGAAGACGGAACCGAAGACCCGGACCCGGAAGAATAACGCATGGCCGCCGTTCCGTCCTTGGGGCGGGTTCCGACCAACGCCCAATTTAATAAGTATCTTCGGGCGGTCTTTGGCGAAGTTGACGCACTGGCCGCCCGTCTTGCCGCCGGGGAACTGACCGTCGACGAATGGCGCGACCGCTTCGGGAAAATCATTCGTGACGGCCATACCGGGGCCAACGCCTTCGGACGTGCCAAAGGCGGCGTAACCGGCGCCGTCTCCGACCTGGACCGGTTGGTCGGTCGGCAAATGCTCGACAACGAATCCGAATGGCTGGAAGAATTCGCCGCCGACTTAGAAGACGGCGAAAAGTATGGCGACATCGGTTCCGAAGAATTCCGCGCCAAGAAGGTTCGATGGCGTATGCGGTTGTACGCGGGCAAGATGCGCGGGACGGCAAACATGGCGTTTGTCGAAGCCGGTAGCGACGAAGACACGTTCACTTGGGTTCTCGGGGCCACCGAAAAGCATTGTTCAGATTGCACCGTATTTGCTGGCCGGACGTTCACGAAGGCCACCATTCCGACGTACCCGGCCGCCGGTGACACGCCTTGCCTCGGGAATTGCCTTTGCTACTTGGTTCGCACTCGCGGCAACCGTCGCGGGTTCCAACGTGTCATGGCCGCTTAATGCCTTGCGTCTTCAATGGGTGCAATGCCCAAACTTGCTGAACCGGAAGTGTTGGTAAAGAGTTGGACCGACGAAGCCGAATTCAAGATGGCCGCCGCCGGCGAGAATGAATTTTCAGGCGTGGCCGCCGGTATTGGCAACATCGACCGGGCGGGCGACGTGATTTTGCCGGGGGCGTTTGCGGACATCATTCCGGCCATGGTCAAGGACGGGGGCGTCTTGCCCGGGCATAGTTGGGGGGCGTTCCCGGTGGCCATGTTCAACGAAGCCGAAGAAACCGCGAAGGGTTTGGAAATCCGCGCCACCTTCCATACCGACGCCGAAGGGCAACGCGCCCGGACCATCGTAACCGAACGGTTGGCGCTTGGCAAGTCGGTAGGGTTGTCTATCGGGTTTCGCCCGGATTATTCGTCGGTGGCCTATTTCGACAACGGCGCCGCCTTGGTCAAGTGGGCGGATGACGCCGGGTACAAACTTCGGGAACGCGGCAACATTGCCAAATGGAAGGGTTATTGCCGCGTGATTCCAAAGGTTGCAGCCGTTTGGGAAGTGTCCTTGGTGAACGTGCCTTGCAACCCGCAAGCCATGGTCGCCACGGCCAAGGCATTCGCGCCCGATTCCACCGAAGATTGCGTCGCCGCCTTGCGCGACCTCATTAAGACTTTGGGCGACGGTCGGGACCTTTCCGGCTTCGCCCAAGACTTCGCCGACATGACCGCCGATATGGGGTCATTACTCAAAGCCAACCCGCAACCGGCGGAACTGGCACGGGCGGCAGCCGCACGTTTCCAATTCGTTCGCGGGTGCATCGCCGGAAATTAACACCATGAACAAAAGCGACCTCATTAAGCGGTTGAACGCGCTAAACGCCGAAGGCGAAGCGATTCAAGCGAAGGAAATGTCCGGCGGTGACATCGACCGGCTGAACGAAATTACTTCGGAAATGGCCGAAATCCGAAAGAGCCTGGACGCGCTGAACGCCTTCGCGGGGCAAAGCGCCACGATTAAGGAACTGGACGAATCAAAGGCGGTCCCCGTCGGCGGCCAAATGGAAGTCAAAGAAAACGTCGAACAATGGACCATCGACCCGAAGGAAATGAAGGCACTTGGAATCGACGAATCCCCGTTGCTGAAAACGTGCGAACCGTCGTACCATGACGCATTTCGCGCGCACTTGGTCGGACGTGCCGACGCCGCCGACCGAAAGACGCTGGAAGAAATGGTGCGCGAATGCAAAACCATGGTTGAAGGCATCGGCGAAGACGGCGGGTATCTGGTTCCCGTCGACCTCTTGCAAGAAATGATTTTGCAACGGACGCCGGCTTCGTCCTTTATGGGGCAGGTTCGAACCATTAACACCATGTCGAAGGCGGTCGCGTTGCCGCGCGATTCTTCGCCCGTGACGGACCGCATTCAATGGGTCGGCGAAACCGGGCAGGCGGCCGACGACCAACCGGACATTGAACAAATCAAATTCGATGTTCACGAAGGACGCGTCCCCATGGAATTTTCGTCTTCGCTGATGGATGACGCCCCGCTTATGGAATCCTTCGCGCTGGATTGGCTGGCCAAGTCGCTAACCTACGGGCTGGAAACCGTCGGCATTAACGGCAACGGGGCAGCGAAGCCAATGGGCGCGTTGACCCAATCGGGCACGGCCAACGGCTTCGGCGAAACCAACGTCGGTAACCCGGTAACCGCGACCGGTCTTATGGACTTGGTCGCCGCGTTGCCGTCGCAATATCGGGACGGCGCCGTCTTCCTTTGCAACGATACGACCGTTTGGGGGCAAATTATGAAGTTGCGCGACGCGGATAACGCGCTGATTGGTTGGCTTCAATCGGTCGACGGGCGTGGCCTTGCCAATGCTCGACAATCCCGGTTGCTGGGTTACCCGGCGATTTTCTCGGCCGCCATGCCGGGACTCGGGGCCAACAACAAGGTTGCACTTTTCGGCAACCTGAACGATGCATACGCCATGATTCGACGCCAAGCGGTGACCATTCAACGTTGGGCACCGACGAAGGAATCGACGTCGCGGGGCGTGGTCGGCTATACGGCCGCGTTGCGATACGGCGGCGGCGTCCTTGCGCCTTGGGCGGCGCGGGTGGCCGTGCAAGCCTAACGGCGCGCAAAAGGAGGACATAAAGAAATGTTGCTAGGTGCAGGTAAGGACCTGAAAATCGTTCGACTTGCTGGCGGGGTGGCCGCTGGCACTGATGGAAGCCGTCAAAACCTGACCGCCATTGACCGCGCCGGATACGCCGGCGTCGCAATCGTGGCGTTGATTGGGACGGTCACTTCAACCGGGGTGTTTACACTTCGCGCGAAGAACTATGATGACTCGGGTACGCCTGGTTCGGGCACCATTAACGACGTCGGTTCCGCCGTTGGCGTGACGTCCGACAAATTGGTCATCATGGACATTATCGAACCGACCAAACGGTACGTCCGCGCGGACTACCAACGAACCGTGGCGAACGTGGTCATTCATGCAATCTTCGCCATTCTTTACAACGGCGACGTTAAGCCGGTCGCGCTGGACGCGGGCGACGTGCTGACCGAGTTGCTTGGCCCGACGCCGTCGGCAACGTAACGGCGGCGCCTGGATGGGTTGACGGGGAACCGTCCGGGGCATTCCCGGGCGGTTTCTTCGTCTTCAACGGTTGTCATGTCTGAACGACGTTGCATTGGCCGCGAAAATGGATTGTTCCTTATTCGCGAAGCGGACGGCGCGGTCACGCGCCACGAAACGAATCCCCTGATTGACGCCAACCCGGAACCGGCCGCCGTCCAGGACGCCCCGGACGAAGCCGCCACGAAGTCCCAGATCG